CAACATAGCCGTGCCTTGTGCCGTCAAATCTTGGGAAACTTGTCCCAGCCAGATAGGAGATACGCCACCCATAGAGTCCCATTGTGCAAATTCAGCCTCAATAACCGCAGCATCAGGGCTAGAGACAGGAGTAAAGAAGGGTAGAATCTTCTGCCCCTTCCCCTCGTCAACTAGAATATTAGCACCCTCTTTATAGGGAGATTTATCAATATTTATAGGTTCACCATGCAGTGCAGAGTTATAAATATTCTGGAACGGTTGCATAGTAGCCAGTCTGACATTTTTTAGTCTATAAGTAGCTAGTTGACTCTCCGCCTTCCAGACATCCTTATTATGAGAGGCAAAGGTCTGAGGAAGATATTTCATCATATCAATACCAACTTTTGTATTCTGTATCAGGGGCATATTACCTACGGGAGCGATATAAATAGGGAGATAGTTCTTCTCTAATGGCACTTCACGAACCATCTCATCCCCGACCGTTACCTGTTCTACAAAAGGATAGAAGGTCTTTCTGGTCTTTCCCTTCCCTATTGAAATCTCTTTATTGCTTCTTACCCAGTCGTCATATATTTTTACCATACCAGTGGCATTATCGACAGGAACATCTATGTTATATTCATCGTCTATTTCCTCTTTAGAGGCATACCTTACATAGCATACTCTATTAAACCGCCCACCTTTGCCCAAAGCCCAGTATGTATTCCGTATATCCCAAATGGCTAAGTCGTGAGTTACTTTCTTATCCTCATCCTCATACATCCAGTATCTACCCGCCAGAAAAGCCCTAACAGGAACAAACCATGCCAACTGTTGTAATGAGACAGGGCTAAATGGGGATTGCAAATGCTCATCTGCCATTCTATCAAACGCATATACAGCCTGCTCGGTGAGGGATTCCTTTTTTCTCAGAGGACTATCGGCATCAATTAATGGAATTTCATGGTTCAAAATGCCATAGGCTAACTCTTGGGCTATCTTATCAGCGAAGATTTGAGGTTTATTACAGTTTACAATCTCGTAGTTATCCGTCTTCTGGTAGCCAGGTATTGTAAAATAATCAAGGACATAATAAGGTATTACATCATCCAACGCTTCTCTAAACGAGCTAGTATTCTTCTCTTGCTTCTCGACAAACTCTTTTACATCAATCACATTAGCCATACTTCACCTCACAGAGTCTTACCTGTTTCCGTGTAGACTACTTCTTTCTCCTGGGAATCATCCCGTGTTCTACGCCACGCAGTAATCTAACTGCCTTTACTGCATTGGCATGACTCTGACACGTTTGCTTGGTACTCCACTTCCCGTCCTTCTGGTGCATGACCTTATTTCCCACTATTTTGTAGGGCATCTTATCCTCCCTTAATTTTAGTCCATGTAGGCTCGGGTTTTATCTCTTTCAAGCCGCTCGAACTCCACAGTAACAGCAAACTGAACCATAGTATAGTTATCAAGGCTGGTATGCCGAGTATTAAAATCAATATAACTATCATTTCATTCTCTTATCCCCCACATTTTGTTCTTGTTAAATACCTCTATCCATGACTCCGATTCATCCGCCATCTTCCCTAGTAAATCTACCGCCCACTTTGCTGGAATATGAAACAACGCCATTGCCACAAGTGCCATTGGTATCCAGATGAGTAACAGAACTAATATCCCCAGTAGGTTACGCCAGAATTGATTATCTACCACTTTACCTTATCCTTTATAGGAGGGGTAGCACTACATCCGAATCCCTATCAGGGTAATCCCCTACAGGATCAGTAAACTGCTTATTATCGGCAGTGCTACCCCTTATCCCTCATATTACACGTTTCCGTGTAAACTGTCAAGTTATACTCCCTACTTAAAATCCGCAGTATGTTACTGTTGGCATATGCTTATATTCCCTAACTGCCTGAGTATTGAAACTACTTAGTATCACTCTGACCGCCGCACATAGGTGGTAATTCTTCTCGTTCTTTATCTTATTCGAGGGTTTCCCGTCCGCATCTATCTCCCACAGGCAGTTCATTAGTTCTTCCAGATAGTGATACAGGTCGTTGAACACATAAATCTGATTGAACTCCATCAGACTAACCACTTTATCTAACTGTGCGTTTACCTTAGTTACCGATGGTGGGGCAATCGCCCATCCCGCCCTACCGTATAGATGACGTATCTCCTCCTCAGTCGTGACATTCCCTCCTGCGCTCAGTCTTACCTGATACCCGTTTGTTATCTCTTTCCAATTCGCTACATGAGTGTCTTCCGAGAAACCGCCACCAGGTAGATATTCCCTGAACGCTACCAAGTCATTAGGTCTCATAGAACGTGGTGCACCTATTGGTAGAGGTAGTTTAACCTGTGCGAAGAACAAGGCGGCAGGATTCGCCGCACCGAAGTCGTGTCCTGAGTACACGTTCCATGTCTTAGGTATCTCGAACCTCTGTATCTTGCACATATCCTCATTGAACGGTCTATAGACCAGCCAGCTTAACTGAATATCATCGTCTTCAGCCAGTATCTCCTGTCTATAGGATTGTTTACTCATATCCTTGATTATCTCCCCTAGTGCCTCTTGAGAGATAAACGGATTGTCATGGCTCGTGAAGTGTATCGCCTGCCATCGTCCTGTAGTGTCCTTCTGGGCTTCCTTGAACATCTTGGCTGCATGGCGTGGGTCTCGTGCCTTGCTGACCCCGGTAGACCTCAAGGACGGTGGGGTATAGATGAATACCGCATCCCCATTGTTGTCCAGGAGCATAGGAGCACCCACTAACTCCCATGCGTCCTCGTTCATTAATTGCCACTCATCCAGTATCAATAACTTACAGAAATCTCCACGTAATGAGTCGCTGTTCCAAGCTGTCTTGGCTTTTAACCTATTCTCTGTTCCTACCCTTTCAATATAATCTTCAGCTTCGTTGAGTTTATATATCTTCGCCCTGATAGGTTCATCCAGTGCTCTCTTGACCTCATACCAGAACTTACCTTTCTGCTCATCTGTGGGTGCTGCATAGAGAACTCTATGCCCTCCTAAAAATGCTTCAACTGCTAAAATTGCTGCACAAACGGTTTTCCCAGACCTTCTTCCCGCTCGAATTATACGTCTAGGACACTTGCTTTCTAGTATCTTCCTCTGATGCAAGTGAGGATTGCGCAACTTGATAATATACTCATTAGGTGCTACGCTAGTAATCATAACGATACCTTTACTGGGAGGAACATATACCTCATCCGTCTAATCAAATAACTAAAACCTGTGAAGTCTGCAATGTCATTTTTTCTGTCAAAGCATCGGCGCCTAGACGCCGTTTCTGTAGTTGGAGGTGTCTTACAACATTTAGAGAAAGGACTAAGCGTATAGGGGAATGCCCTATATGCCACAAGACGTTTAAAACTTATCAAAAACATCCCCAACGATATTGCTCGATAAGTTGCGGTATAACTGCCCGTAATCTTACTGACCGAAATCCCGCTTTTCATCGTGATATAAGCGGAACGAAGAATCCTATGTATGGCAAAGGGCACAAAGGGGAAACTAATGGTATGTTTGGGCGAACTGGTTCTACAAACCCAGCATTTAAGAACGGTCATAAAGTCCGCAAAGATGGATATATTCTGACACTGATGCCATCTCATCCTTTTGTGAGCGTTGATGGGTATGTCCTTGAACATAGACTTATTATGGAAAAACATCTCGGACGTTATCTTTTGCCTACTGAAGTTATCCATCATATTGACAATAACCATTCAAATAATATCCTTGATAACCTTAAATTGTTTAATAGCCAGTCCGACCACATTCGATATGGACATCCAGAGAGATGAAGCTCCTCAAGCGTATTTTGTATTCAGTCTCAGTTACCATCTACTCAACTTCCATATGACATACCCGATTAAAGAAAACGCTATCACGAGAATTCCTATTACTATCCCTATTACTATTAACATTCAGTCCTCATTAAAAACTTTTAGAACTTCTTTGTAGATTTCGGCGCCTTTTATCGGCTTTTCATAGTTATTATCAGCCTTAATCTCCACCACTACATTGTACCTTTCATTGGAATTACCAGTGATTGTTATAATCATATTCCCCTCCTTTTTAATAATACCCCTTTTTCATCTTAAGAACTTCGGGAGCATATCATGGGATACTTATTTTATTGATTCCACTGTTCCGTTAATCTTTTCTGCGTATCTTTTCGCATTATTCAGTCTCCATCTTTTCAGATGGTGAATTTTCTCCTTCCCAATGTACTCAGAGCGGAAGGCATTCATGGTGTCACAGATAATAGCTCCCCCTTGTGCCCTGACCATATAATCAGCTCCGATATTATTCACCGAGTTCCGCATCCAGTTTGCCAATCTATAAATCCATATGG